GGCGCGGAGGTTGGCGATGCGCAGCACGCCCCACTGCTCCGGCGTGTAGCCGTAGCCGGGGTTGAGCACGATGTTGCCGCCCTTGCCCTCCGGGGTGTTGCTCGAGCCGCCCTGGATCAGGGTCTCGCCACCGAAGGACGCGCCGGATCCGGCGAGGATGTTGATGCCCCCGCCGTGACCCTCCGGCGTCCGCGAAGGCCCGCCGATCAGCCAGACCTCGCCGCCCCAGGTCGCCGTCTCACCACCCCGGCCCCCGCGCACGATGACGTTGCCGCCGTCGCCCGTGCCGTCGCCCGCGCCCGCGAGGATGTTGATCCACCGTCCGATCTCGTTCGATTTGAGCATCGCCGTCGCCGACGTCAGGCCGCGCGGGCTCGAGACCGTCAGGAAGCCGGTCATCGTGATGTTCTCGAACGTCTTCATTCCGGTAGCGGTCTGATCGCCCGCCGTCTCGATCTGGCGCAGCGGCGAGACCAGCGGTGCCATCGCCTTGCCGGTCCAGATCGCCAGCTCGTTGGTGCCGGGCAGGTGCGACGCCAGACCGGTGAACCCACCCGTGGCGAAGAACGGCTCCGCGTCCGCGCCCATGTCCGGCAACGACACCGGCAGGTCGGTCAGGTTCTTGCGGATTTTCAGCGTGACATAGGACATCGCGAGATCCTTACATATGAAACAATCAGCCGACGCTGCCGTAGTAGCCCATCATGACGCCGTGCGCCCATGAGTTGACGAGACCGGCCTGGGCGTATGACGACATGGCCAGCATTTCGACGCCGCCGGTCCCCACCATCTGGGCGATCATCGCGTATTGCTGGCCGAAGGTCGTCAGGTTGTATGGGCCCCAGCCCTCCATCGTGGACGACGAATAATCATACGACACCGAAACCTTCGACACGCTCTTCGACGACATCAGACCGACCGGCAGGCCGGGCACCACGGTGGTGGATCCGCCGCCGCCCGAAGCCGATCTGATAGCGTAATATTGTTGCAGCGCCAGGAAGTGCGCGGTCAGCAGCTCCTGGCCGAGCACGGTGAACTGGCACCAGTAGCGCGGGATCGCCATGATGCCCGCGACGTCGAGCCAGAATTGCACGCTGTGGTCCGGGTAGGTCGCCTCGTCCTTGAACGCCGGGAAATCCGCCCGGAACCTTGTTACGGAAACGAGACGATTATGCGGGGCGTCGAACGGCGTGCTGGGCAGATACGCCGTCTGCATGATGCTGTCGTCTTTGATCAGGTCGCTCACGGCCAGCCCTCATTGCAAGATGAAACCGAACACCCGCCAGCCCACCAGGAAGAACAGGATCCACAGCAGCAGGCCGTTGTATTGCGGCCAGTAGACCTGCCCCTGCGGTGTGCGGCCCACGAGCCAGAAGATGAACCAGAGCACCATCAAGACCCAGAAGAGGAGCCCGATCGACATCTACTTGGCCCCCGCCTGCCTGGCGAAACCCTTGGCCGACATGTCACCGCCCAGGGTCCGCACCGGGCCCTTCGTTCCCGTGTTGAGCCCGCTTGGTGCCGTCGCCGTCGAAGACGGACGCGGCGCGGGCTTCACCGTCGGCGGCACCGGGCTCGACATATTCGGCCCCATCGATGGTCCCTTCATGCGCGTTGCTCCTTTTGCGTCCTGGCTCGAGAAGTCCAAGTTTACGCCTACGGGTTTTGATGGCTTCCACGCTACAGCCGAAACGTTCCGCCAACATTACGTTTGCCACGCCCTCGTGCACCGCCTTGGTCAGGCGCGCGTCGCGCGCCGGGGTCCAGTCCCGATCGGCGCGTGTGAAGGCCACTACTGAGGGTTTTCCATCATCGCGAGCGTCGGGTGCGCCCGGGCCCAGGTCTGATAATCGTTGTTCAGACCGACCTCGGAGAAGACGGCGTAAATCTTGCGTTGCGCGCCGTTGTTGGTGGAGAGGAAGGTGAACAGGTCGCCTGGCGCGCCGCGCATGCGGTCGGGCACCATGACGACCCACGAGGAGGCGTCGCGGACCGCCCAGGGCGGCGAGAGGATCGCCCCGGTATCGGGCGCGGGTGGCGGCAGGGATCCCAGGATCACCGGCAATGCCGGTGCCGCGCCGGTCTCGTCGATCAGCCACGCCAGCACCGCGTTGTCGTGCAGGATCACGTAGGCCTCACCCGCCGGGATATCCCCCTCGGGCACCGCGTTATACTCGCATGAGATCAGGGTCGTCGTGACGACCGGGGTGATAGGCACCATGGATCAAGTCTCCTTTGCAACGATTGTGTAGCCCTCATCGAAGGCCTTGGCCGGGCTGATGCTGCGGTAGCCGTCGGGGTAGAGCATGGCCCAGTCGCCGACGCGGACATTGTCGAGCATCCCCGCGTGTGTCGGGGTGAACACCTCCACCAGCCCGCCGTTGCCCGGATCGACCAGGACGCTGTGCCCGCCCGGGCCGCCGATCACGTCGATGATCCGGGCCGCGCGCACGACCTTGTGACTGACATACTCCGGCCAGTCGATCATTTCGTTTTTTCATCGGTTTTGTAGAGCAGCGCGCGGACGGCGCAGTCCTTCGCCTCCATGAGCTTGCGCAGCGCCACCGTTCGTTCCGGGTTGCGGGGTAACGTGTCGACGATCAGCAGCGCCAGCTCGCAGAACGGACGGCTCACCGTCTGTAGATCCGGGCGCAGATGCGCGAACCCAAAGAATTGCATGATGGGATCTTGCATGTTCAGATACGCCCCATGAGTAAGAGGATGAGAAGGACGAGCACGAGTAGCCCGCCGAAACCTATTCCGTATCCGTAATGAGGATACTGGGCGTAATAGCCCGAACGATATCCCCAGCCGCCGCCGAAGACGACGAGCACGAGGATGACGATCAGAATGAGGGTCAGTGGGCTCATGGCCGTGGTGCTCCATCCGCTTCGCGGGTGATGGCGACGTTCGCCCACATCGCGGCATCGCGTAGCAGGCGCATCACGTGATCCTTGTCCGCCCCCTCGGGGAGGATCATGCCGACGCGTTCAGCGCATTCAGCGAACGAGGAGCGCGAGTCGGTCATGGCCTCCTTCTGCGCCTCGGTCGGCATCAGGTAGCCGAAGGTCGTGGGATGCAGGCTCACAACGTCGCCGGATCGGTGAAGGTGGCGAGGTTGGGGTCCATCTCCTTCGGCACGTCACGCCCGGCGAAGCGGCGCTCCTTGCGCGTCGGGGCCCGGGTGGAGACCTCGGCGGAGGGCGCGGGTGGCTGCTTCTGGGCCTCGGTCGACTCGCCCACCCGGGCGGCCTGCGCGGCCAGCAGCGCGGTCTGAGCGTATTGTTCATGCCCAACCTTGGGCGGGGGCTCGACGAAGCCCTCGCAGTGCGCCTGGACATACCAGTGCCCGGCGACGGCCTCGTCGACCTCGTAAACCCCCGGCAGATACTCGGTCAGCCGGTGGTTGTCGTCCTTCAGCATAAATTGTTTCACGACCGTGATGGTTGGCATGTGTTCCTCCATGAGAAGTCGGTGGGCCAGCGTGCGCGCACGAGGCGCGTGATAATCTGCGAGCCCGGGCTCAAAACGTCAAAGCGGTGAAAACGTTTCAGATCCCGTCGCGATAACCGCAGGTCTCGGGATAGACATACTCGAGCACACCCAACCGGCAGTAGTAGGTGGTCAGGTTGTAGAGTGAACGCCACTCCAACGGGGTGCGGCTCATCGATGTCATAGGGTAACGAACGCGCTCGTATTCCTTGGTGTAGGCCATCATGCGCTGCGAGCCCGCCGCGCCGCGACCGTTCAACCATTTCAGCGGTTGAATGTTGAGCGGACGACCGTTCGCGGTGTTGCAAAGCGAGTTCTCCTGAATGAAACGCATCAGGGAGATATTGCCCGCCTCGGACACCTTCATGCTGACCAGGATGCCGAACTCGGTCGGTGGCACCCGTAGTTCCGTCGGCATCACGGCCCAGCCGGAAGCTCTCCACGTCGCCTCGAGCAGCTCATTGATCTGCGCCAGGATGACGTCGGGTGTTCCAGCCGCCTGCGCAGCCGCCCATGTTCCGCCCGTGACGTTCGCCACGTTCGATACGCTTGGGTGATTAAGCAGGCCGAAAGAGTTGACCGTGGGGTCGCCGATGTAGACCAGCTTGTCGACGTCCATCTGATACTTCAGGCGGATGACGGCGTATTTCTGATCGTCGATCGGACGGCCCAGACGCATGGCCGACTCAAGCTCGGGCATCGTGTAGCTCAGCTCCATGCCCCAGAGATACAAGGGCTGCGGAACCTTGCCGATGTCCAGTTGCGCGCCCGTGATGGCGTTGGCGTCCTTGCCAATCCATGACACGCCGGTCGGGTCGATACCGCCCGTGGCCGCGTAGCTGGACAACGTGAACGATGATACCTCGTCGCCCACGGTGATGTCGTCGCGGACATCGATGTCACGGCCCCACGTATAAGCGACAAGGGGCTCGTGGATCGTCTGGTCGAGGCGCTCAAGCTCCCCGATCAGGAAGACGCCCGTCGCGTCGCGGGTGCGCGCGTCGAACGTGAAGGCGGGGCCGCCGTTGCCGCCCATACCAAACCGGCCCATTCCATCAGGCATTTTACAGAGTCTCCTTTCGTTACGCGATCGTTACGCCGCTGGTGGCGCGTCGGGCGCGGGAGGCGTGGGAACCGGCGTCGGTGTCGGCGTCGGGGTCGGCGTCGGCGGGGCTGGTCCCGCCGGAACAGTCTCACTCATACTCATTACCCTTCCAGATCATTCTCTGATCGTTACAGGTTGAAGGCGATCTCCGTCATGCCCGTGGCATCCGCCGGACCCGTGAAGTAGGTCGTCATCGGCGAGCCGAGCGGTGCGATCGTCGCGCCAACAGGCAGCGCGGAGATCCCGCCGATCGGCGTGTCGGCGTCACCCGGCAGACCAACGCCCACCGCGCCGCCCTTGACAGCCGTTCCGCTCATCAAACGAACTGTCATGTAGCCGCGCTTCAGGATGTTGGCCTCGCCCCATGTCGGAGGCGTGTCGACCCCGAGCGGATCCTGCGATGCGTTCGTCGGATACGGACGCACGTAGAGTCCATAGATCGCCGGGGTCGCCCCGTCGGCGGCATCAGGTGGCCGCACCTGACCGACAACGG